TGACGACAGGCGTTGCGGCTTCAGGAGCTGTTGGCGTTATTGCTCCAGGTTTTGCGACTGCAAGTGCTCTTGCTGCTATCGCAGGAAACGTGGGTATTGGCTTGATGCTGACTGGTGTTGCTCAAATGCTTTCGCCTGTGCCAAAGCCGCCCGGCATTGGCGAAGCGCCGACCCAGCTAGAGTCAAATAGCTTTAGCGGCGTTTTAAATACCTCTCGTCAAGGCGTTCCCGTGCCAATAGCCTATGGACGGGTGTTTGTTGGTTCGGCAGTTATATCTGCTGGCCTTGACGTTGATCAGGTTTGACCATGACGCAATCAAAGTACATTGCAGGCGCTGGCGGCGGGGGCGGTGGCAAAGGCGGTGGCGGATCTAGCAAAACGCCTACAGAGGCAGATGACTCGCTGCAGTCAAAACAGTTTGCGAACGTTCTTGATCTAATCAGCGAAGGGGAGATCGAAGGTTTAGACGATGGCAACAAGAGCATTTTTCTTGATGGAACGCCAGTAGAAGGCGCCAGTGGTGGCGACAATTTCAAAGGTTTTACTATTACTACTAGGAATGGCACGCAATCGCAGACTTATATTCCAGGTGTTTTTTCTAATGTAGAAAGTGAAACGGCTGTTGGTGTAGAAGTTACAAAAGCATCACCAGTTACAAGGCAAATAACAGATTCAGAAGTTAATCGTGTTCGTGTAACAATTCAACTTCCTGCACTACAAAGGATTGAAGACGATGGAGACATTGTTGGAGCACAGGTTAAAATTAGAATCGAAGTTCGCTACAGTGGCGGCAGTTTTCAAGAGGTAAAAACTAACACAATTAAGGGTAAAAGCAGTGGATCGTACCAAAGAGATTACCTCGTAACTCTTAATGGCGCGTTTCCTGTTGATATTAGGGTGAAGCGTCTTTCGGATGACAGCAGCTCAACAAGGCTTTCAAATAAAACCTTTTGGCAAAGTTTTACGTCGATTATTGACGCAAAATTAGCCTATCCAAACAGCGCATTAGTTGGACTTCGTTTTGATTCAAGCGACTTTTCAAACATTCCACAACGCAAATACTTGATTCGCGGTATCAAGGTTGCGATTCCAAGCAATGCGACCGTAGATACCACAACACACTTAGGGCGGATCACGTATTCCGGTGTGTGGGACGGAACGTTTGCTGCAGCAACTTGGACAAACGATCCGGCTTGGTGTTTGTGGGATTTACTTACGAATGAAAGGTACGGAGCGGGCATTCCTGAATCTTCACTGGATCGCTACGATTTTCTTGCAGTTAGTCAATACTGTAATCAACTTGTCGAAGACGGTAATGGCGGAGAAGAGCCGCGTTTTAGCTGCAACCTGTTAATCAATCAGCGCAAAGAGGTTTACAACGTCATCCAAGAGATGAGCAGCATTTTTAGAGGCATCTCTTATTACGGCGCTGGTTCGCTAGTGCTGATGCAAGACAAGCCTACTGATGCTCAATACACGCTTGGCCCAGCCAACGTTGTTGATGGCGTGTTTTCGTACTCTGGATCATCGCTTCGCAGTCGTCACACCTGTGCGACTGTTGCGTACCAAAACTACGACGAGCAAGGCGAGGTATCGTTTGAATACGTTGAAGACGCTGATGCTGTTGCTAAGTATGGCGTCAACAACAAGGAAATAAAAGCAGTCGGCTGCTATTCACAGGGCCAGGCAAACAGACTGGGCAAGTGGACGCTGTTAAGTGAGCAAGACCTTTACGAGACGTGCAATTTTGCCGTCGGCATTGACTCAGGCATTGTTGTGCGCCCTGGCATGGTGGTTGACATTGCCGATCCCTTGCGCGGTGGAACGCGAAGGAATGGGCGTGTTTCTTCCGCCACTACGACCGAAATAACTATTGATAGTGCTACTGATTTGTCAGTCGATACAAGCGAGAACCCAACTCTTTCGATTGTTTTGCCAAATGGTTTAGTTGAGACTAGAAACATTGATTCAATAAGCGACAGAGTAGTCACTGTTCCTGTGGCTTTTAGTCAAGCTCCAGCAGCCAATGCTCCGTGGCTTATTCAAACAGATGATATTCAGTCGCAGCAGTTTCGTGTTATCAGCGTCGCTGAAAACGGTGATGGAGTTTTTGGAGTAGCTGCAATTAAATACAACGAGAGTATCTACAACGCAGTAGAGCAGGACCTCAACTTAACTCAGCGCGACATCAGCAACCTCACTGAGCCACCACCAGCGGTAAGTAACTTGTCGGCTTCTGAATTTTTATACGAAGAAGGTGGAACGGTTAGGACAGGCGTGGATCTCAGCTGGACAAGTCCTGCCACCAACAATGTCAATGATTTTGTCGTTCGCTATCGCCTGTCAGATAATAATTTTCAAAAAATCACCACTGAAGCTCCATCAACACAAGTCAAAGGGTTGAAAGCAGGAAACCTGGAGGTTCAGATTACTGCTCGCAATTTTAGTGGGAAACCCGGCCCAATTACTAAACAAACTTTTTCATTGTCAGGCAAGACAGCAATACCAGGCAACGTACAAAATTTGACGTTAGAACCTTTGAATTACAACAGCGCACGTTTGCGCTGGGATGAGACTGTCGACCTTGACGTAAAAGTCAGCGGCAAGGTTCATATCCGACACAGCAATCTGACTGACGGCAGCGCAACGTGGTCAAACAGCACTGACCTCGTTGCGGCCATTGCGGGCAGTGCAACTGAAGCAACTGTGCCTCTTTTGGAAGGGGAGTACCTAGTCAAGTTTGAAGACGACGGTCTGCGAAAAAGCGCAACAGAAGCCAGCGTCATTGTTGACCAACCAGTTTCGCAAACGTTCTTTGGTGTCAAAACGCAGCGTGAGGACCAGCTTTCAACGCCGTTTGACGGCAGCAAGACTGATACCACTTACGACTCAACATATGACGCTTTAATTCTTGATAGCGATGGTTTGACTGCAGGCACTGGCGAATACGCCTTTGACAGCACGCTTGACTTGGAAGCGGTTTATAGCCTGGACCTGGAGCGTCGGCTTGTTGCTCGCGGCATTTACCCAACTGACCTTTGGGACAGCCGAACGGACAACATTGATACTTGGCAGGACATTGATGGCGGTGTTGTCGATCAGGTCAATGCTGAGCTTTACGTGCGAAAGACGGACGATGACCCATCTAGCTCTCCGACATACAGCGCTTGGCAGCCATTGGCAAACGGCGTTTTGAAGGCTCGTGCGTTCCAGTTCAAGGCTGTGCTGACCTCATCTGATTCGGCGCAAAACATCCTTGTGGACGAGCTGGGCTACAAAGCACAACTGCAGCAGCGCACTGAGCAAAGCACGGCAACGATTGCTAGCGGCACATCAGCCAAAGCTGTTACGTTTACCAATGCGTTTTTCACGGGCACTAGCAGCCTTGGTGGAGCAAACAGCGCATTGCCAACCATCGGCATCACACCGTTGAACATGGCAACTGGTGACTTTTTCGAGCTGTCTAGCATTTCAAGGACTGGCTTCACTGTCACGTTCAAAAACAGCAGCGGAACGATCGTTGACCGCAACTTCAACTACATGGCGACAGGCTTTGGCAAGTCGTAAACTGTCAGCAATAGTGCGCTAGAGCTTTGTGGCGACCCACGATTATTCGCTAGCCAACCAAAGCGGTAGTGCGTTTCGTAGCGACCTTAATAACGCGCTGTCTGCGATTGCGTCAAACAACAGCAACTCCACGGATCCAGCGACCACGTTCGCGCATCAGTGGTACGTCGATACCGGCGACAGCACGCTCAAGATCAGAAATGCTGCAAATGACGGCTATGTAAACGTCAGTGCTGTTGGAGGCATTGGAACGGCAAACCTTGGTCTTGCCCTTGCGGCATCACCAACGTTTACAGGAACTGCCACGTTTGGCGGCAACATCCTGATGTCCGGCACTGGGACGATTGACATCCCGGTTGGTACAACAGCTGAGCGTCCCGGTTCCCCCAATAACGGGATGATCCGGTACAACACCTCTTTGTCTCAATACGAGGGGTACAGCGGATCAGCTTGGGGTGCTCTTGGCGGTGGAGCCACTGGTGGTTCTGGTGACCAGTGGGTCGTCGAGACTGATCAGACCGTCACTACCGATTACACGCTGACCGCTAACAAGCACGGCACAACGGTATCGCCCACAATCAATAGTGGAGTTACAGTGACAGTACCGTCCGGGGCAATCCTCGTTATTCTCTGATTATGGCAATAGCAATCGACGGCGACGGAACAATCACAGGCATCAGCGTTGGCGGCTTGCCTGATGGCATTGTCGACACCGACATGATTGCCGCTGGAGCGGTAACGGCGGCTAAGCGCGGTGCCGGTGCGATTTTGCAGGTTAAGCAGACGGTTAAAACTGACATCTTTTCGACAACCAGTAATGGTTTCAACGACGTAACAGGGCTGACGGTCACAATCACTCCAACTTCTAGTTCGAGTAAAATTTTGGCGATGTGTTACGTCAATTACGGTACTGCTAGTGATGATATTCGCATAGCAGCACGAATTGTTAGAGAAGAAAGCGGCAGTGACACTATTATTTCCCAGGGTGATGCGGATGGGAATAGGGTAAGAGCCATGTGGATCGGGCGTCACGCAAATCTGACGGGAGCCCAAGAACATGTAAACATTCAGATTTTAGATTCTCCATCTAGCACCAACGCTTTGACCTATAAATTTCAGACTGGAAGGATAGATAGTGGAACGTTAGTTGTTAATGACGGTCGTTCTGATGACAACCTAAGCACCCACGCAAGACCTATTTCTACTATCACTGTGATGGAGGTCGCAGGATGAACCATTTTGCAATCCGTCGTGCCTATCCAAATGTCGTCACCATTGACGATGGGACAGGGGCTTTTGATGCTGACGGCAACCAGATCACACTTGATCAGTCACTCGTGGACGCGGCGGCAGCCGAGCTGGTGACTGAAAATGCTTGGAGCGATCTGCGGACAAAGCGCGACCAGTTACTTGCCTCAACAGACTGGGAGATCGTCAAGCACAAAGAGCTTGGCACTACTATCCCAGCCGCGCTAAAAACATACAGGCAAGAGTTGCGCGATCTGCCAGCCAACACTTCTGATCCTTCCAACCCTACTTGGCCCGTTAGATCATGAGCATTAAACTCAAAGGCAGCACAGCTGGGAGCGTTGCTCTTGACGCACCAGCAAACACCAGCCCTTCTGGTTCGGATGTCGCGCTGACTCTGCCTATCGATGCAGGCAGTGCGAATCAGTATTTAGCAAACGGTTCAACAGCTGGTGAGCTGGAGTTTGTAACGCTGCCAACCAGGTTAAACCGTACTTACAGTACAGAAGTAAGTGTTGCCAGTGGTGACACTGAGATTGAATTTACAGGAATACCCGCAAATTTTTCGCGACTCTGGCTTGTCTTCCACGACATAAGCTTTAGTGGTACCAATAACGTTAAAGTCCAGATAGGACATGCCGCTAGCGGTGGAACATATTTTACCTCTGGCTACGCTTCTTATTCCGGCGCTATCGGCACAACAGGCACCACAGCAACTGGACATACAGATAGTTTTAGAATGCGAATTGCCTCTGCTGGTCAATCAATTTTTGGCTACCACGAAATTTACCCTGACAAAGCAAGTTCGCCAACAATACTTTTTTCACATCACGAAGCGATTAGACAAGATGGTGTAAATCTGCGAACAGGTGCAGGGTATTCGCCAGACATTAGCAGTGTGACAATCGATCGAGTTAGGCTTGTGCCTCATGGTTCAAATACATTTGATGACGCTGATGGTCGAGTTAGCCTGATTACGGAGGTGATCGAATGACCTTGAACAAGCGCAGCGTTAATGCCATCACTGGCGAAGTAACAGTCACTCCGCTATCTGCAGAGGAGATCGCAGAACGCGAAGCCTATGAGCGTGATGTTCAGCCTGGCGTTGATCTTGAGCTGTTGCGTGAAGAGCGCAATCGTCGTCTTGCCGAGACTGACTATCTGGCATTGTCTGACGTGACGCTTTCTACAGAGATGGCAGAATACAGGCAGGCACTGCGGGATCTACCCGCTAACACCAGCGATCCAGCAAACCCCACCTGGCCCGTAAAGCCTTCCTGAGATGTCAACGATCAAGGTCAACAAGATCGAAAACACCGCCACAGCTGATGGCGGCATTGCAATCGACTCCTCAGGTCACGTCCAAGTTGACGGTCAACAGCTGCCGACTACTGGACCGCTAAGCAATCGCAACCTGATTATCAATGGTGCGATGCAAGTGGCTCAGAGATCAACAAGCGAAACAGGGCAAACAACTCTTGATGGCTATGTTGCACTTGATAGACACAGGATTCAGTTGAGCAGTTCTGGTACGTTTACAATTTCCCAATCAACTGAAGCGCCTAGCGGCTTTGCTAACAGCTTAAAGTTTGACTGCACAACTGCTGATTCTTCCCCTGACTATGTAGTGTTTTTTCAACTATTAGAAGGGCAAGATTTGCAGCAGGTTCAAAAAGGAACGTCAAGCGCACAAAAATTAACGGCGTCTTTTTATGTTCGGTCTAGCAAGACAGGCACATACCAAGTCAATATCCGCGATTTAGACAATAACAGGCTAGTTGGGGCTAGCTATACCATTGGTTCTGCAGACACTTGGGAGCTTAAGACAGTTACTTTCCCTGCCGACACGACTGGTGCTTTCGGCAACGACGCAAATGCTTCTTTGCAGCTTGAATGGTGGCTTGCTGCTGGATCTGACTACACTGGCGGCGCTGTACCTACTGCTTGGGAAGCTCGCGTAAATACAGACAGAGCAGCAGCACTAAATGTTGCTATTGGTGCGTCAACTGCTGATGATTTCTATATCACTGGCATCCAGCTAGAGGTTGGCGAGAAGGCGACACCGTTTGAGCACAGAAGCTACGGCGATGAGCTTGCTAAGTGTCAGCGGTATTTCCTTCGCCTCGGACCAGGGAACTTATTTGGTGGACGAATGAACGGCTCAGGGAACACTGATCTTCATTACATGTTCCCTGTGACGCCGCGCACCACGCCTTCTGGATCAGTTTCGTTTGACACGGCAAGTGCAGAACATGGGTCAAGTGGGATGACAGTAAACAGCATGTCGATCAATGATGTTGGAACTCATACGGCTACTATCAGAGCAGCTGTTAGTTCAGGATCAGATGGTAATGCTACTTTTTTAAAAACAACTGGAACCACTACAATCGACTTTTCTGCGGAGCTTTGATCATGGTTACTTACAGACTTTACAAGCCTATGGTCTCTCAACCTGAACCATCTATAGTTTGCAAATATATCGATGGAGTCAATACGCTTCAGATTCCTATGGTCGAAGCTAACACCGACTATCAGGAATACCTTGCTTGGCTAGCCGAAGGCAACACGCCTGACCCTGCCGACTAACTTGGCTAGTCGCTGCGGCTTCCGATAGACTCAGCTGAGGAGGTGCGCCATGGCCGTTAATCCTGGAACGTACAATTTCACGCTCCAGCGCCGTAGCGACTGGAATTTGATCCTGCAGTTCAAGGACAGCAGTGATGCTGCGATTGATTTAACTGGTTATACGGTCTATGCACAGGCGTGGGACAAGGCACGCACAAAGAAGTATGCGGACTTCACTGTTGCCTATACAGACCGTACAGACGGCAAAGTGACGATCAGCCTGACTGACACGCAGACTGCAGACTTCATAGACGAGCTGTACTACGACGTACTGCTAGAAGATGGCAGTGGTTTGCGTGAGTATTACTTGGAAGGCGTTATTTTTGTCTCACAGGGGTACACCGCGCCATGACATCGGTCAACGTCACAACAGACGGTAAAACGACAGTCGTCAAGGACACGACGACAAACACCGTTTCAATCACAACAACTGGCCCTCAAGGCCCCGCATCTGCTGGTTTTGTCTTCAATGGCGACGCTAAAGTAGATAACAGCATCGTCTACTACGACTCAGCTGCTGGGGAGTTTAAGGCGGACAACACCACCACTAAACTGTCCCTTGTAGAGGGCGGTAACTTCTAAGCCATGGCAAACACCATCCGCATCAAGAAGAGGGCAGCTTCTGGCTCAGACGGTGCGCCCTCCTCTCTGGCTAGCAGTGAACTTGCGTTTAACGAATCGGACCTGAAGCTGTATTACGGCTTTGGAGATAACGGTTCTGGCGTAGCCACCTCAATCATCAGCATTGCAGGCTCTGGAGCGTTCTTTGCCAAAGGTGACGCAAAGGCCGCAAACCTTGTCCTGGCTGGCCCCACAACTGGATCTGACGCCAATCCGACGTTTAGGTCATTAGTTGCTGCTGATATTCCTAGCATTGCTCACACCAAGATCAGCGACTTTGACGCTGGTGTTCAGACCAACCGTCTTGATCAGTTGGCTGCCCCAACGGGCAACATCGACATCAATTCGAACAAGCTGACCAACGTTACTGATCCGACCTCGGCTCAGGACGCAGCAACAAAGGCTTACGTCGATGCGGTCAAGACTGGCCTGGACGTTAAAGACTCGGTGAAGGTTGCCACCACGGCAAACATCACGCTGTCTGGAACGCAGACTATTGATGGCGTCGCTGTTTCTGCTGATGAGCGTGTGCTGGTCAAGAACCAATCAACCGCCTCTGAAAACGGCATTTACGATTGCAAATCTGGTTCCTGGTCTCGCTCCAGCGACTTTGACGCAAACAGCGAGGTCACTTCTGGTGCGTTTGTCTTTGTCGAGCAGGGCACTGTTGCAGCAGATCAGGGTTTTGTCCTTACCACTGACGGTTCAATCACCGTTGGCAGCACATCGCTGAGCTTTACCCAGTTCTCTGGTGCTGGTGCGATTACTGCAGGCGATGGCTTGCAGAAGTCTGGCAGCACTATCTCTGCCGATCTCAAGGCCAATGGTGGTCTGGTTATTGAATCAGCTGAGCTTGCTTTAAAGCTGGACGCATCCAGTATCACCGGAACGCTTGCAGTTTCTGATGGTGGTACGGGTGGAACGAGTGCATCTGCCGCACGCACCAATCTTGGTCTGGCAATCGGCAGTGATGTCCAGGCGTACGACGCTCAGCTGGCAGATGTAGCCGGTTTATCGACCACCGATGGCGGCTTCATCGTCGGCAACGGAAGCAATTTTGTTGTTGAAAGTGGTTCAACCGCAAGAGCTTCTCTTGGCCTGGTAATCGGCACAGACGTTCAGGCGTATGACGCTCAGCTTGCTGATGTCGCTGGCTTGTCCGTTACTGACGGTGGTTTCATCGTTGGCGATGGCAGCAACTTTGTACTGGAGACTGGCTCTACTGCACGAGCTTCTCTTGGAGTCAGCATTGGCAGCCAGGTCCAAGCCTATGACGCTGATCTGGACAACCTGTCTGGATGCCAATCTGGAGCGTCAGCAGCTCTTGCCGCTCTGACCTCTACAGAAGTTCAGATTCTTGATGGAGCGACGGTTACCACTGCCGAGCTGAACATTCTCGACGGTGTAACTGCAACCGCCTCTGAGCTGAACATCTTGGATGGCGTCACTGCGACGGCTTCTGAGCTGAACATCCTTGATGGTGTTACCTCTACAGCCACTGAGCTGAACATCCTCGACGGAGCAACCGTTACCACCACAGAATTGAACCTGTTGGATGGTGGAACGTCAGCGACTTCAACAACGCTGGCAGCTGCTGACCGTGTTGTGTTGAACGACGCAGGCACCATGAAGCAGGTTGCACTCTCCGATGTGGTTACTTTCCTCGCGAACGGAACGGCTAGCTCGTTCGTTCTCGATGGGGGAACGTACTGAGGTTGGAGTAACCGATGGCGAACACAATCAAGCACAAGCGCGGAAGTGGCTCTGACCCGAGCGCTTCGGATCTGGCTGTCGGCGAACTCGCCATTAGAACTGATACGGGCGTTGTCTTTACAAAAAAGGATGACGGTTCTGTCGCTGAGATCGCAGGTGGCGGCGGCACTGTTGCTGACGACGTGATCTACGAGAACTCGCAGACAATCTCTAACGACTACACGATCACCACTAACAAGAACGCCATGAGCGCAGGGCCTATTGAAGTGGACTCAAGCGCGACAGTGACAGTACCCTCAGGCAGTACCTGGCACATCCTTTGATGCAGCGCCCTGACCCAATGATCGCCGCAAAACCTGGAGCGGAGGACGTGCAGGCTATGGCAGCTAGAACGCTGTGGCTTGAGGAGCTGTTCTTCCTTGATGGCCGCGACCAAATCAGCCATCCGCAGTACGGATTGTTTACCGGACTGGCTCTTAAGTATCAAAGCTTGCAGTCAACTGATTGATGGCTAAGTCACTTAACGGACAAAACTTTGTCCCTAGTCGCCCAAAAAAGACACGTCAAGGTAATGGATCACATTCAAAACCGTCCCATGGACGGAAGAAGTATCGTGGCCAAGGAA